GAGGACAATGTTGGTGGCAACGGACGCGGTGGTGAAGTTCCAGAGGGAGTTCTTGGACGCGGTGTTGGAGAAGCACCAGACGAGCTCCTTGACTGGGTGGTTGTAGGAGAGGCGGACCTGCTTGGTCGCGGCAGAGGTGACGGTGTCGGTGCCGGTGTGCTGGACCTGCTCGATGAGGTACTCGTGACCCTTCTGCGCGAAGCGGCGACGCTCCTCGGTGTCGAGGTAGATGTAGTTCGCCCACACCCGGAAGACCGACTTGTTGAGGAAGGTCTCCATGTCGGAGGCGAGGTCGAAGTCGATGCGGACCTCGTGGTACTGGAGGGCGATGAGGGGGAGGTAGAGACCGGGGTTGCGGTTGAAGAAGAAGACGAGGGGGAGGTAGACAGACTTGCCGTCAACCGCGGTGGTCATCTTACCCCAGGTGGCCTTCTTGGACTCGTCCAAGTAAAGCTCGGAGTACATGCGCCACCACTTCTGGTAGTGCTTGTCGATGCGCTGACCACCGATGGAAAGCTCAACGTTGTTGATCGCACGCTCCGCGACCCAGTTGCAGTCACCCGCGTCAGCAGTCTTGGTAGCGGCGATGTCAGACTCGAGTTCGAGGTACATGTCACCGACGAGGTCACCGTTGCGCGCAACGGTGACGGACACGCGGCCGGAGTTCGCGGCAGTACCGTTGACGGTCTGCTCGATGTTCTCCATCGCGAAGTTGGTGTGGCGCTTGTATTTCGCCTGGAAGAAGGTCACCTCAGGGTTACCTGTGAGGTAGACATCCTGGGCGCCGTAAGCTACGAGTTGCATGAGACCACCGGCCATTTTGAGAGTTGTTGTACTATAGACAGAGAAAATAATTTTGGGGGAATGCGCATTTTTCAAATCCAATTTTTCTCAGTCCAACATAAATGTCGTCTCACCCTGAAGAAGAAATTGAATCCGAAATCGAGGAGGGGGAAATTGTTTCCGACGATGAAATTTCTTTGGACATGTCCGAGGATGATCATGAGGAGATCTTGGGGGATGATGGTATCGATGTCGCCGAACTTTTGAGTTCACTTATGGCTACACCAGAGGGTGACACAGTCTGTACAGCTCTGGTAAATATTGCATTTCAGTTACAGACCCAAAATAAAATTTTAGTTAAAATGCTCAGTAAGATGCAAAATGCTTAAGGAATAAATGGCTTATATTATAAATGGAGAAAACCCACTTCATCGACAAGGAACCCAACACTTATGAAGCTTTGGCGGAACTTCATAAGGAACAAATCCAGTCGATGAATCAGGAACATATTGTAAAACTTATCGATACCATTGAGTTTCGTTGGGACCTGAAGTCTGATGACTTTAGGAATGCCCGTGAATTGGGATACCGTCAGTACATTCACCCTGATAACTATGACACTTGTGGTAACCCAGATCCCTCAAACATTGATATCATGGCGATCAAAGGTATACGTGAAAGAAATCGCCGTTTCATGGTAGATCTCAAGAATCACACTCGAGAATTGAAGATCCATAACTTTTCGGTAGATGAAGACGGTATCACCCTCGTCAAGAGAATCAACAATGTTCTGAAGCAGGTCAACGATGGATACGAAAACATCCGAAGACATTACATGTCGTACGAACGGATTGTAAACCCTACACTCATGCCCCAGGTTACATCGTCCTCCGATCCATCTACAATGGATGAAGATGAGATTGAGAGTGCAACTCCATTTCAGAAATGTTTACTGTACACCCTGGATCAAACATACAAGTCTGGGTACCGTCGGTACAGGGATCATTGTTGCGAAGAAATTCGAACGGTTGATGGATATAGGACCCGTGCGTGGGTTCCTAAATTTACTATTGCTCAATTCGTATATTCCCTGTCATCCAAAGATGACGATTTTAACAACTGGAAAAACTTTACAAGTAAGGGGTCCGTGTACAGAGAGGTTATCGACAATATATCCAAATGTATTGATCACCAGTTTCCCCAAATTGAGAAAAGACGTCACGTGTGGTCGTTCAAGAATGGGGTTTTTGTTGGGAAACAGTATAACGCCGATCGCGATGTGTATGAGTGCCGCTTCTACCCCTACGACAGTAAGGAATTTAGGTGTCTCGATCCGACTGTAGTCGCGTGTAAGTATTTTGACCAACAGTTTGATGATTTCTCACACAAGGAACGATGGCAGGATATCCCCACACCCTTTTTCGATAGTGTGTTGGACTACCAGCAATTTGGGGACCCCGAGGTATGTAACTGGGCGTATGTAATGGGTGGACGACTCTGTTTTGATGTTGGAGACATGGATGGTTGGCAAGTTATCCCATTCTTCAAAGGTATCGCGAGGTCTGGTAAATCCACGCTGATCACCAAGGTATTCAAGAAGTTCTACGAGAGTGAAGATGTTGGTACACTTTCAAATAACATCGAGAAGAAGTTTGGACTCTCTGCAATTAGGGATTCTTTCATGTTCATTGCACCCGAAGTCAAGGGTGATCTAGCTCTGGAACAAGCCGAGTTTCAGTCTATTGTTTCGGGCGAGGATGTTTCTATAGCCGTCAAGAACAAAACGGCGATGTCCATCGAATGGAAGGTTCCGGGTGTTTTGGGTGGTAACGAAGTTCCAAACTGGAAAGATAATTCTGGGTCTATTCTCCGTCGTATCCTACCATGGAACTTCAGTAAACAGGTACAGGATGCGGATCCCCACCTCGACAAAAAACTCGACAAAGAGTTGCCGGTCATCCTTCTCAAATGTGTCAGGGCGTACCTGGATTATGCGTATAAGTACAGCGACAAGGATATTTGGAATGTGGTCCCAAAGTATTTCAAAAAGATCCAAAACCAAGTTGCGATGGTTGCGAGTACTCTGATCAATTTCCTGGAATCCACCAACATCATTTTGGATGCCGAAAAGTTTGTCCCCCAAACGTTATTTGTCGAGTCCTTCAAGCGGCACTGTGAAGCGAATAACCTGGGGAAACCCAAATTCCATCAGGACTTTTACGCTGGCCCGTTTAGCTCTAGGGATATAGAAGTTAAAAATGCGGCGGTCGTGTACAAAGGTAGACACTACAAAAATCAACCCGTGATTTACGGTGTAGATGTTGTCGATGAACTCATGGAGATTAGTACCGATCACTAAAAAAAAATACTCAGCAATAGTAATATGAGCCAGAGTGTCAAGGAATTTGTCAGACAATCTGGTGTACAAGTCCAAAGTCCAAATTCAAATTCAAATGACAACTTTGCAAGAGAACTCGAAGAGGCTATGAATGTCGAGACGAATGCGCAAAGAGAAGCACGGAGAAGGAGAGAAAGTTTGGCCAAAGCTTCCGCGTTTTTTAGAACCCCTGGTCGCCCAACGCGCCCAGTACAGATACCACAACGCTTACAAGAAAACTTAATTAATAATCAAAAATATGATGCACTCGGTGATGAAGTCGCCGAGGTGATGCCCATTCCAACTACAAAACGAGAGATTGAAGTCAGTAAATTGAATATGGGTATGTTCAACGCCACTGTGAATAAAAACTTTGGTAGCGGAGATCGGGTGGATCTCAAAAAAATACTTATGCGGCCACCAGTCGACCAGACCCTCATCGGGGAGGGTCTTTATGTAGACACAGAGGATATCCGTGGTATTTACGGGCAATTTAAGACGGGTTTTTCTCACACAAAGGAATACGGACCCAAAGGTGACATAAACAAAAACTTTTCAACTGTTCAAATTAAACTGAAAATTACCAATAACATTGAAACCAAGGGAGGTACTGTCAACATATACAAAAATGGTAAGATACGTTTTTCGGGGGGCTTCATTGGACGCGATATTTCCAACCAAGCTGAACTCATTCGCAACTTTGTTATAGGTAAGTATACAGAGGGGCAAAGCTTCCTATACAATCCCTTCGAATATAACAATCTCAGTGGAACCTTTATGTTCAACGGTATCTTTAAAGACATGAAGAACGTCGCGAGACTCCAAAACAAATTTGAGATATCCTACATTTCGTATGAACCCGAACTGGCTCCCTTCCTCTATATGACCTTTAGGGACCACAAGTTTATTCTATCCAAGTCTGGGAACACCCAAATATCTGGGGCTAAGAACCCCAGAGATATGATGGATGCTTACAACGCGGGGAGTGATCTTGTTAAGATACTGTATAAAAACGGGTTTATAAATATAACCGGTGCGTTCCCAAAAAAGGCCCAAAAAACTTCTACAAAGGTAACCGTGGCCAAATCAAGGTCGAAGCCGGCTGGACCTAGGATTAGAAAACAGGTTGTCGTGTTTATGATTGGTGCGAAGAAGTGTACGAGTCTCAAGAAGCCCAAACTCATGGATATTGCTAAGAAAATGGGCATCGTAGATATAACCAAGAGTACCACAAAGGAGGAAATATGCAAAAAGATTGAAAAGGCATCCGCGAAGAATAAGAAAAATGCGACGTTTAGGAATACCAACAAAAATAGAGATGTACGCCTCTCCGGAACGAACAAGTCTTTCAGAATCGGTAAAAGTAAGTGTGGTAACTACACCAAAACTGAACTCATCCGTGTCGCTAAGATTCTAAACATCTCGGTGAATACCAAAGATAGCAAGATCTCCCTGTGTGCCAAAATTGAGAAGGCTCGAAACGATCTCGCCAAGCCCAAGCCCAAGCCCAAGCCCAAGCCCAAGTCCCCAAACAATAACCTCGCGAAAAATTTAGAAAGGACAATGATTAAAGCTGAAATTATGAGAAAGAGGGGTCTAAATGACAATTCAATCCGAAAGGACCTCACCAAACTCTATGGTGATAAGTGGATGAAGAGATACAAGCCATCACTCAACCAAGACATCCGAAACATTAAAAAGGAGTCCAACGCAATTTCAAAGGTGAACAAAAAGGGTGTACCTTTCAAGAAAGATGTTGATGCCCTAAAGAAAAGGATGGTGGCTCGATGGAAAATGCAAAGAAAGAGGGAACTCGAGAAAAAATACTACATGAACACTGTAAACGTCACTGGTGTCAACGCTAGACTTAAGAATGACTACCGACGCGCCGCCACCAATTACGCAATGAACCAAAAGACGGCTCCCTCTAAGAAGAAGATGAACAACTATAAAAAATCTTGGTTAAAGTTTAGAGCCAACGTAAATGGAAATGGAAATGGAAATGGACAAAACCCATGGAATAAAGTCGCCAAAGCCGCCCGTGGAAGAAATTCTTTCCCGGCTGGAACTAGGGTTGAAAAGGTATAAACATGGTGTCCGGGTAAATGACGATACACGGACTTGGGGTACAAAGACAAACTCGTGGCTGGAAATGGCACGAGAAGAATTCTTGGATGGTATAATATACGTGATAGCGGACTACATTAGAATTGGAAGAAACAGTAAAGATCATAAGAGCCTACTTGAAATAGAGTTTAATGACTATTACAGGAAGGATGATAATAGATTGATTATGTATATTCTGGACAATTATACCCGAATTGATATCCCGAAGCACA